CACCATTCCAATCAATGAACGCGTATCATCTCCACTCTTGATCGTAACCCCAACATTACCTGTTGTTGTAGATACTGCATATGCCGTCGTTGAAAAATCCGCAGTCATCGTTACGCCATTCATGAATGCATAAACATAATAGAACGTGTTGACCGCGAGCGCTTGCACCGCTACACCGTTGATGAAGCATGATGCATTATTTCCCAATCCAGCAATCCCACTATCTGGAATGGCACGCCACAGTCCATTGATCTTGAGTTGATTGCCGTTGTACGGCAGATAGGAAAGCGCCTTCGCACCGACATAGCGCAGCACTCCGCTGCCCTTCACCTTATCACGAACCAACTCATGCAATGTGCCGGTGATAGGCATGAGATTTATTTGCTCAAGATCGCGCCAGTCATGATCGTCAAGATACCAGCAGCACCATAATAACAAGTACCACCATTGACAATTCCGCAGATGGTAGCGTTATGCAGCAACCCTTCTGTCAATGTCGAGTTTTCCTCGCTCAAACAGAGATTAATATAATTACCAGGATAAGCACTCTGAATTAACCCAATGCGCGTGATTGGTTTTGCCGCCGGAATAACGCTATCCCAGCTGATGCCCCAAAATGATGTATCACTACTGCTGTGCGAGCCTGAACTAAAAATACTTGCAAGCACCGACTCATTTGCCCAATTCAAAAAATTGAACTTCAAGGTTGCTCCAAGATGGATCCAACTTGTTGCTGAAAAAGCAATTTGCGAGGTAGCACTACAAAACAAATCACGTTTCGCAGCCTGTCGATTGTAGTACGTTCGCACCAGACGATTACCAGCATTATCGACAAATCCAGTTTGATGACAGATCATTCCAATTAGTGTGCGTGTATCGTCTCCTGACTTGATCTCATTGCCTGCATTCGCCCCCGATGAACTAACAGCATGGCTGGTAGTCGAATAATCCGCCGTCAACACTGAACCATTCATGAAAGCATAAACAAAATAGACTGTACTGGCAGCGAGGTTCTGCCCTGCAACACCATTGACAAATACGCCCGTCCGTCCCAACCCGACAATGCCTGTCGTTGGAATGGTCCGCCAGACACCATTGATCTTGAGTTGATCGCCTCCCCCATATGGCAGATACGAAAGCGTGTTGGCATCGACGTAGCGCAGCAAGCCGCACTGCTGGGTCTGCAATCCGTCGTAAATTGTACCAGCAGTCGTCATGCCTGATACGCCGAGAAATAAGTATGCGCTGGCGTCGATGACACTACGGCCGCTGCCGCTGTCATTGCATTGGCATACACTTCGTAGTAATCGGTCGAGCTACAGTTATCCATGAACGCAATCAAAGCGCTGCCGTAGTTTGCCACGCAGCCGTTCGACATCTGCTTGTGCAAGGTGCCGTTCTTGTACACCGCAATCGTGAGCGGAGTTCCAGCCAGCAATCCGTCCTTGACATAGATGCTGGCAAACAGAACTTGTTTTCCGAGGAACGGCGGCACCCAGCGCTGCGCTGGCACGTTGTAGCCGTTACCATCATTGAACACCGGAGTGGTGAATGTGATCTTCGTCCACGTCTCGTTAGCCAAGCTCAAATCCGCGCTCATGTGCACAAGGCAACCGACCTTCTGCTGGCCGATCATCGATGCTACTGTTGCCGCAGAGACGTTCTCTACTGGCCCTGTACCACCACTAACGCGCGCATGAAAATTGTAACTGGGGATGGATACAAACTTCGCATTCGCCACTGTTCCGTCTGGCAGCGAGAGGACGCCAGCACCATCGATGTTCAACGGCGGAAGCGCGCTTTGTACTGTACCCCCAGCTGGACCTACCGGCCCTTGTGGCCCCATCGGCCCCGGATCACCTTGCGGCCCCGTCGCGCCAGCCGGTCCTTGAATGCCCTGTGGTCCTGGAGGCCCCTGTGGCCCAGGAGGCCCACCCGGATCACCCGCTGGTCCTATTGGCCCAGGGGCGCCTTGCGGCCCAGCCGGACCAACATCGCCTTGTGGTCCTGTCGCGCCTGTCGCACCTGCTGGACCATTGGGCCCAGGTATTCCCGGAGGCCCTTCTGGCCCTTGTACACCTTGCACGCCAGCGAGATTGATTGTCCAATTCGAGTAGGTGCCAGAACCACCGATCAGATCAACATTCATCACCAACGTTGAACCACTGTAGCTGGTGCACGTTCCTTCCATGAAATCTGCACCGCCCGCTGACACGCGAACACGTGCGCCCGCCGAGTAGGCTAGTCCGCTTTGAGTGACGAATGATTTTGATCCAGTGCTAACGGTGATATTCGAAAGGCTTGATGCCAGATAGCCTGGGCCACCAGCCGGTCCTGGTACACCTTGTGCACCTTGCGGTCCTGCATCGCCTGTTCGCCCTGGTTCACCCGCGACATTGATGTTCCAATCATCGAATGTATTCACATTCGCAGATCGCAATGTAACATCAACAGTAAGTGTATTACCTTCATAACTCGTGACGTTGCCTTCAACCCAATCATTAGGCGATGTGTTAGAACTTGCACGCACCCGAATGCCTGGAGTAAAACCAAGACCATATTGTGTAACAAATGTCTTCAGCCCGGTGCCAACTTCAACCGGCGTTTCTGAAGTGCCAAAGATGATCGGCCCACTGGGCGCATACGGTGCCGCCGCGACTAGCGCCACTGGAACCGTTTCACCCGTCTCGCTGACTACCGCCGAACGTGTCTCAGGAAAGACAGCAAGAATAGTCATGGCGTCCTCGTCACCCCATCAAAGATATTCAAAGTGAACTGTACAATGACGCGTCTGTCATCATCATCGCTGGCACGAATATCGCCAATGTAGTTGCCGGAAAATTTGTATTTCATGATATCATACGGAATGTGGATCAACAGATAACCGATGTTTGGTGGTGCACCAATCGCTAACGTTCCATCCACTGTTGAGCCATGAATAATGACCTCGTGCTCCTGCACAGAACGCCGCACCTCCATCTCAAATTCGATACCGCGCAAATCCATCTGCGGCCAATCTGTGATATCGCCTATCTCCTGTGTTACAACATACTTGATGGAGTCAATCCAATCCTCTGAATTGCCCGTCATGATATCCATGGCTACAAGCGGCAACGCTAGGACGTTCGTTTGCTTCGCCATAGCTGATCCTTTATGTGTACACACTGCTCGCGTCAGCAATACCAGGCGCAGTTCCTGGCAACCATTGCGCACCACCGGCCGCAGTGTAAACCACTGAGTTGTTGGTGCTGAAATAACGATAGCCATAAGAGATACCAGTGATATTAACATAGCCATAATACAAGCTGATCGTTGCATTAACATTCGCCCAGCAGAAACAATTCGCAAACGCAATACCATTCATGTAGAAATTGGTATACCAAGCGCCAGAAATGATCGCGCCTCCTTCAGTCGCTCGCAGGCAATCGCCAATGTGCTGATAGAACCGGATGTTATTAAGAAGGATAACCACACCACCAGTCGTCGCGATGTATGCCTGTGTGCCATTGACGCCAGTGAATGCGCAGTTGTCGATTGTCAGAAACGCATTATAATTGCAAGCGCACCAATGGCTATTCACATTAACGTTATGTAGTGTGAGCCCTTGTATTGTGACATCACCGCCAGCACCTGTCACATCAACAACTTGGGCACTCCCGCTGCTCACATTATTCTGCAGTGCATAATTAAGTGGGGCATTCGGATCACCACGAATAATGAGTGCACCAGGGAGATTTCTGACCCAAGCAAAACCAATATATGCACCGGGAATTCCTAATTGGATCGTCACAAAACGTCCAGCAATCGCGAAGCTGAACTTGGTATAATCAATTGCCCGTTGCACCGTCTTGAAGGCTTTCGCAGCTGTGTTCTCTGAACCGTCGCCTGTCTCGTCATTGCCATCAGTACGAACGTACAAGGTGAGATTGGCATTGAGCTTAAACAAGACCTGCGAACGAACGAGCCGCAACACTTGCCAGCGGTCCACGTTGTAGACCAGAAGCATAATCTCGTTGAGCTCAATATCGTAAGCCTGCAACGGCTGACCATCATTGCGCACAATCGGAACAGGATTGAGCGCATTGATCTTGAACATCACCGCAGCAGTGTTCTTGTTTTTGACCTTGATTAATACCAGATCACCAGATACCGGCACCGGCTGTCCAGCTTCATAAATACCGGGATAAACACCGACGATATTATTAACAGTGCCTGTATCTTCCGCATACGGGATGTCATAAAAGAAGTTATTTGATGCACCCGCGCCGCCTTGAAAATTGACCAGCTGGAACTTAGTACCATCATCGACCAGCAGCGCAATCATGCCAGTCTTCAACATATTCGCATCCAGCTGCGCACCGTTCACTTGCGTCACCGGACGATTGCCAACGCCGTTGACGTTGATCACTGTTGGACCAGTGTTGTTGTTCTTAATCAAGACGCGCAACGGCAAGCCTTGCCGATAATTTGACAGCGGCGGATCGAGCGCTACCGATATATTGTTAACTGAACCCGTATCAATGCAAAAGTTGATCCACCCAGAACGAACTGCCCGCGTCATCTGAAACAGGTCAGCGTCGTTAGGTGCAATGTTGTTCTTCTCGATGATATGAACGATTTCACGTTGCGGATATTCCGCCGCGCCTGCTGGCAAGATCGAGCCTTGCCGCGCGATTGATGGATCACCGTTCACATACGGTGCATCGGGATCACTCACGCCCCATGGCGGTTGATATTTCATGATGTGCCTCTATCCTTCATGGCGTCCCCGCCATCGATCCACCAGTAGACAATCCGGAGTAGTCATAGATGATCGCAGTGTGCGCTGGCTTCCATCGGTTGAGCAAGCATTCCAGATCAGTTGCCAGCCCAATGATCAAATGCGGATCAACTCCACACTCTCCAGCGCCGCAACGAAACCAAGTCAACTTCGCTTGGTCAACGTGAACTGTCCAATAAAACCGGATTTCAGGAGGCGCAATTTGCCAACGCGGATTGCCTTCATCATCGAGCGTTCCACCGCAACGCGAAATGCCAACAATCCAAGGCGCATATTCGCCAATGGTGATTGTATAGCCCAGCCAGGATGCAACCTCCTTGAACCAATCCTTCGATTGCGCACCAAGCATCGTCATGCGCTGAACCAGCATGGCGTGCCGCGCGTCGATGGTCAGTGGCTCTTGCAAACATGGATCAGGTAATCCGAATGCTGTTTCCCATTCTTTCAGCATCTCCATGGTCTTGCGCGGATCAGTTTCGATCTCCAGCAAATCCGCTGCACGACTATCAACGAAACCCCAGTACTGCGCCAACCCATAAATCACTTTCCAAAACGTTGGCGCGGCTGGCAGCTGCGCTGGCGTATAAGCAACAGGAAATTTCGGCCATGCGATACCATCCGGGAACAAGTCCACGAATGATCGCAGATATTCAAGCCCACTCCTCCTGACGTGATGATCACGAAATGGAGGGCGGAGGGGCAATGGGTACGGAAGCTGATTCGTAGGTAACATCACCTAACACTGCCATGTGCCCTGGAGATGGCATTACATCGTCATCATTGATGAGCAGATCGAATGACTCAATGCCAATCGTGCTCATGATGGCATAGGATTTCCAGGCAGCAAAAATTGTACTGCCAGGAGACGCATACATGAACAACATCTGCTGCAAGCTGTCCTCGACCGCAGCGCGCAGCGATGGTGTATCTGGCTTCAAGTTCTTGATCACTACATCAACACGTTGCGGGATTGGCGACACCGCCCAGTAATCCTTCACTGCTACCGGACGTACTGTGTTGAGATAGGCTGTCACTGCCGTCACATCACCTGCTGCCGGGAAGCCTTGGCGATCTGCTCGCAAGTCATCCATCATGAAGCGAACGGTCACTGTGCCCATGCCCATTTCGAGCGGATTGCACCAAGCACGCGTCACGCCCGGAACAGCTAACGTCCATTGCACATAATCGTGCTGTGCGCCGCCCATGGGTGGATTGCGAATACGAAGCAGCACCCGCATCCGCAATTCTTCGTCTGTCTCGGTATCGGTCCCACCGACAAAATCCTCAGTGACCAGCGCGCCGTTGTCGATACCATCAACGCCAACGACAATGCTCAAAAAATCCCCCACTTGAATATTGCCATCTGCGCCCGGAGTAATTGCCCGCAGCACTGCAATCGTTGTCCCGTCTTCACCAATGGTGTTGTCCTCAATCGTCTCGTAATAGAATGTCACGCCATTGATGTTGGTAAAGAACTGTGTCCATTTCGGAACAACAAACAAATCTCTCCCGGTCAGCTGCACCTTGCCAATCGCATAAGTCGCACTCTTTCTGCCCCCAAGCCAAATCTGTCCATGGCGGTCAAGCCATTCAGTCTCGGCGGTGTCTGGCAAGAATTGCCGCGACAACCAATCGATGTACCGCAGTGTCAGATGGCATAATCCCGCCAT